CGCTCTGAAATCGAAAAAGAGTTGCTCAAAAAGTTCAACATCAGTGTCGCAATTGACTTTGAAGGTTCTGAAAAAGCAATTGAGCAATGGAAAGAGCATTTGAAGACAAGTTTGCAAGGTAAGTTTGATACGACAATCAATGCAGCAGCAGATTACACTTCAGTTGTCGATGCAGTGCGCAAATCATACAAGACAGCTAAAGAAGAGGCTAACAAGTTAGAACCCGTTTTGCTTAAAGCAGGTATCAAATTTACAGCCGGAAAGAAAATTGAAGGCGTAAATATGTACGCAGACCAACGTCAGCGCGAACTCATTGAGCAATATAACAACTATGTTGACACAATCAATGCAGCAATTGAAGGCTCACAAACAGAAGGCTTTAGTCTTGAAACCGAAAAGCAGCAACGTGCAGCAGCCAAGCAAGCAGAAAGCGCACTGACAAAACGCCTGAAAGAACGCCTTTCTTTGCTCAAATCAGCATACTCAGAGTATCAGCGTTGGAGTGAACTTATCGGCAAAGATGAGGCGATTACAAAACTCAAAGAAAGCAACGTTTATTCTGCGCTATTTTCTGACAAGAATTTCAACATTGAAGAACTCCGCGCAAACATCGTTAAGTTAGTCAAAGAGGCAAAAGCAGCACTGAAAGATACATCAGCGCAATCTTTTGCACGTCAAGGCGAAGAAGAATTACTTAAATTCGACTATGATGCAACGAAGACTGACCTCGATAAAGCAAAGCAAGTTATTGAGAAATTTGTATCAGATACAACCGACCAATGGAAATTGTACGATGATATTCTCACCAAGACAGGCAATGAAGAATACGCTAAACTTGCCTTTTCTAACACAGGCGTATGGGATGAAGCAGCAAGTGCAATGCGCACACGTCTTGAACAAGAAATGGCTAAAGCTAAATTCTCACCCGATACAATCATTGATTGGAATATGGATGAGGGCGCAGCAAAGACATTCTTTAATAACAATGAGGCGTTACTCAAGTTGTATCAAGAAATCCAAAAGCAGATTAAAGCTAATGCGCGTACCATGCTCACCGAGGGTGCAACAGCTATCGCTTCGCAATACGACAAGGAGGAACAAATCAAAGTATTGGAACAGCAAATACAAACCATTCGCGACCAATACAAAGACGAGTCAATACTCCCTGAAGGCGAGGAGGCTCGCATCCAACAAATTCAAAGTCAAATTGACGAGTTGAAAAGTGATTTATTCTCACTCTCACCACTTTATCAACAAATCTTTGGCTCAATGAAATATCAAGATTGGGGCGCAGTGAATAAGTCGGCAAATCGAGCCAAAGAACTCGTCAAGAACGCGGTTGGTAAAAATTTTAAGAATGGCAAGCCTTCTATTTATAGGTCATTCTATATGGATGGCAATGAGAAAAAAGAAGTTACTCTTACTGAGTCCTTACTTAAAAAGTTGCGCGACTCTCTTGACGGTTTCTTTGACACCAAGGTCGAGAAAAACCCATTTAGTACATTATTTAGCTCTATTGACAACCTAAAGAAGCTCTACAAGAGTACCGAGAAGGATGTAGATAAGGGTAAGGCTTGGCGCGAGGTCGGAGCATCGTTTGCCGCTTGTGCTGAACAAATCGCTCAAATCTCAAATTCATTTCAAGAAATGTTTGAGGTATTGGGTGATGAGAGTGCGGCAAAGGCAATGGAAACAGTATCATTTGTCGCAGAGGGTGCAGCAGCAATCGTACAAGGCTTTGCTTCAGGAGGCGTGTATGGCGGTATTGCGGCGGCAGTGACAGTGGCAGTGAATGGTTTAACAAAGATATTTAGCGCACATCAGGCGGTACTTGAAAAACTAATCAAGCAATCAGAGCAACGTGTTGCTCAAATCGAAATGATAAGCGATGCAATTGACAGATTGCTTGAACGCTCGCTTGCGAATTACACCACAATCAGACCGGCAAATTTGGATGATGATATTGCAAAGCTGGCGGAATATACAGACCGCCTCAAAGAACTTGACGATGCTATTGCCAAAGGTTATCACCCATCAGTCGGTGATACTGAGCGCAGTGATATTGAGGCAAATATTGCCAGATACACAGAACGCATCAAGGCTTACCAATCAGGAGGTATATACGCTTATCAACGCCAACTATTGCAAGATGAACTTGACGAGAAAAAGGCTCAACTTGCGGCATTAGAAAAAGAGAAAGGCGACAAGACGGACGAAATCAATGAAGTCACAGCGGATATTGAAGAACTCGAAGACCAAATCATAGATTACGCCGAAGAGACAGCTGACTCTCTGTATGGTATCAATCTCAAAGATTGGGCAAGCCAAATTGGTGACGCACTTTACAGCGCATGGCAACAAGGCGAAGACGGAGCAAAGGCTTTCCGCGATACCGTTGGCGATATTATGGGCGATGTGATGAACAACATCCTCAAAGTAAGTGTTTTGCAACCTGCAATGGAAGGCTTGCAAGAAAAACTCTTTGGCTCGGATGGTCTTAGCGGTCTCTTTGGCGAAGACTTTGACCTTAGTGATGCAGATGTCAAGACAATTGCTGATTACTTAATGGGTATTAGTGACAAGACTGAGGCTTACTACGATGCTATGGATAGAGTTGAAAAGCTATTGCAAGATGAGTATGGCGTATCAATGAAAGACGAAGACTCGTCAGGTATGACAAAAACCATACAAGGCGTGACGGAAGATACAGCAGACTTACTTGCAAGCTACATCAACGCTATTCGTGCAGATGTGTCTATGAAACGCGAATACTTACGTGAAATCACTGACGAGTATATGCCGCATTTTTCAGTTGTAGCTGAAGCTCAATTGCGCCAACTTGAAGCTATTGCTATCAACACTGAAAACAATGCACGATACGCCAATGACATCAAGGAAATGTTAAGCAGCAATATTATAGCCGGAAAAGGCTTTAAAATGGCATAACGCACATGGAAATAGAACAAATTAACTCGACATTACGCCAACAAGCCATAAACCTTGCAGCCTGCGCCAAAGGTATGCAAGGTTGGCGTAGTGACCTACAATTAGACGAATTGCTTAATTACTACAAGTTGCAATCGCAATTTTGTTTGGCAAAAGATTATCCGTCTTTAGAGTTTATCAAGGCAAACTTTGACAAGAAACTTTGCAATATCTTTGGCATTTATATTGATGACAAAGATTTAAACTTGAAACTCGACAACGGCACGTATATATTTCGTCAGACACAAGCTACAATAGCAGTTAAGCAGATACAAGCAGTTGCGCTGAAAGCGTCTAATAGTAACCTTACTATCAATGTAGCACCATTTGCATCGCTGACACTATCAATCTACAACGGTGGCGAATATAGTGTCAACGCCTACGATGGTGCAAGAGCAACAATCTTTGATTATAGCGATAGCGCAGCAAAAATTAACACACAAGGACAGGTAAATATCTACAAGAAAATGTTACCATTTTGACGAATATATTGGTAAAAATAGCTATATTTGCCAATGACATAAAACACACGTTTCAAGATAATTCTTGCTCTAATATATGAACACATCGGATATACTCATCCAAAAGCCGACAGAGGAAACTGCAAACAACTTGTTAGAAAAATGGCAAGTTGCTTGCACTTCCTTTCCGTTTAAGATTATTGGCGATATAAAAGATTTGTCAAGCCGTGACTTCAACAACGAGCATGGCGAAGATACTTACTTCCCTCCACAACTCAAACAAAAGGCATTTGACATTGATTTGGAATTTGCATACAAAGGCTCAATCGGTCAAATCACAGCCAATTTATCTTCACTTGTCAGTTATCTCACAGGCGAAGATGATTTAGGCACTGAACTTTATATCTACGACAACAATAGCGGCAAAGGCTACGCAGGATGTTATCTCAAAGGTTCAAGTGACGAAGATCCACACAAATCCAATTGTGACGAGGTAATGCCTTTTAAGCTAACTTTCCGCGTCACCAAACCGCGTGATATAGTAGAGTTAAAGAATAATTCAATCTTACCAACGACATAAAGATATAGGCTATGTGGAAGATATACAGCTCGGATGGCACAAAAGTAAGATGTGAAATTGCCACGTTGGAATATAACGGTACGTGGATGGGTGAATGTTACGTTACAACAACGATTAAAACACCTACGCACATTTCATGGGAAATTGGCGATTATATCGAATATCGTGGTGAAAGATTTGAGCTTAACTACATACCTACACTTGTTAAGTCACAAAGTGGCGTTAAAAGTGGCGAAGAATTTAAGTACGATACGGTTAAATTTAACTCACTTAGTGACGAATTGACGCGTTGCGACTTTAACGATTATGTGTTGGAAGATAATGAACTGCATTACACGAGTTTGCCGAAATTCTCGTTTTATGCGCAGACTATTCAAGCACTTGCCGACCGCATACAAGCCAACTTAGACCGCATTTATACAGGCAATAAAAAGTGGACTGTTATCTGTAATCCTGAGTTGGTAGAGCGCACTGATAGAAACATATCAGTTGATAGCATCAATGTGTGGGAGGCACTTGCACTTGTCAACAGCGAGTTTAAAGCAAACTTTATCATACGTGGGCGCACAATAACAATCGGCACATCGGGCATTATTATGAATGACGTGCTGAAAATCGGCAAAAATAAAGGTCTTTACGAAATAAAACGCCAAGCAGATGAAACACAAGCAATTATAACACGCCTTCGTGCTTATGGCTCAACGCGCAATATGCCTACGCGATATTATAACAAGAAATATCCCGACACAATACCTAATAACATGGCTGTCTCTAATTTGATGCTGCCCGGCTTTCCCGACACGACATCAGACCCCTATATCGACAGCGATAATAAAAAGTTCTTAGGCATACGTGAGGCATCAGTATTTTTTGACGGATCTGACGAAGATTTAGATGAAATCTACCCTTGCCTTAATGAGGCAAAGGTTGTGTCGGCAGAACAAGCAACCGATGACGGAACATGGGATGATCTCAATGACGGAGATAATATCCCAAACTTTAAAATCACAATCGAAGATATTGGTTTCGACATCAACGACTATCTTTCTAACGAGGCGGCAACAATATCATTTAAGACGGGTAAATGCGCAGGTCGTGAGTTTGAAATCGTATCATGCACTTATGACGCAACAAACAAGCACTATATTCTGAATTGCGCACGTGCTGAAGATACTGACATCGACTTATATTTTCCTAACAAATATTACAACATACAATCAGGCGATGAATATGTATTACTCAACATTGAAATGCCTGATGTTTATATCGAAGATGCAGCACAGCGATTATTAACAGCAGCAAAGAAATATCTCGCTGAAAATGACTATGTGCGCTATACATACACACCAAGTATTGACGAAATACGCCTTAAACGTCAAGACGATGAGGCACAAGCATCAAACGGCAAGATTGATAGCATCTATCAGACTATCAAAGAAGGCGATATAATGGCATTTGATGATGAAGATATTGGCTCGGTTACAATAGCAATTGACACGCTGAAAATTACTGAAGAAGATGGGAAATTGCCAAAAGTAACAGTCACTCTTACAGATGAAAAGACCGTTGGCACAATTGAAAAAATCCAAAACAAGATTGACGCAATTGTTAGCGGTGGTACCGGCAGTGGTGCAACGACATCACAACTTAGATCATACATCGAAAAGTATGGCAAGAAAAATTTCCTTTCGAGAGTTGATGATGATACAGCATCCGGCTTAATTAAATTCCTTAGAGGTATCGAATTTGCCAACTCAAACGGCATCGACTCAACGGGCAACGCAACGTTGGGTGATGTCAAAGCGGAAGATATTTACAGTGAAAAGATACGCGGTGTAGTTATTGAAATACTCAAGCAGTTGCAATCTGAAGGATTTATCGACAGCATCATTTCGGGCGTTGGTAAAGGTTTTGGAATAGATACGGCAGGTCGCGGTCAGTTTGAAAGTCTTGAGGTGCGCGGAGCGATGCGCGTCATGGAACTCATCATCAACCGATTGTCGGCAATTGAGAGTGAGTTCAACTTCACCGATACAGGCACAATTGAGAAAGTAACACTACTCGAAGATAAGACGTATCTGCTCAATATACGCAAGCGTTGGGACTACGACTTCACATCCTTTGCTGAGAATGATGTTGTCTATGGCTCAATCAATACACTGCTTGCAGATGGCAGCATCAAGACATCATGGTTCAGAGTGTTGGCAGTCGACACTTCGGCAAATACGTTGACTGTTGTTACAT